TAAAATTAATAAAATTAATAAAATTAATTTTATTATTAAATTTCTATAATATAATATAATGAACAATGTAATATCTAATATTAATATTTATAAAGATATTCAGGAGAAAATTATTTTTTTGAAGAACATGATAAAAGAATCTTTCTCTGCTATGCAAAATTATAAAATTATGGATGTTATTTCAGGCAATGAATTAAATACAACAATTAATAATTTTGATAAATTGTCGGGTAATTTAACTGATCTAAATAAAAAATTAATGACAGATATAAATATTGATTGTGAAAATATATACAATGAAATAAAACAAATTAAAAGTAAACTACTTTCCATATTTAGTAATTCTGGAACAAAATATTTTGAAAATTTAATTACTTTATTACTTGATAATAATAAGATTGAAAATAATGATAATGATAAATATAACTTATTATGTAATTATGCTCATCCTATTGGTTTTAAAATTTTAGATTGGAAAAATTATCATCCAGTTACTAACAAAAATAAAAAATATATACAAAAGAATAAAATAATAGATGAGAAAATGATTATTGAAAATGCTAATAATCTAGAATGTTTAGATTTATCTAGAACAAATAAAACATTTCAAATACAAGTATATGGTATTAAAGTTATTATTCATAATTCTAACAAGAGAGAAACATATGTTATTTCATGTTTAGTAGATGATATATTATTGTCATGTATAGATAATTATTTTATAATAGATAAATATTCTAAATTAGAGAGTGAAAAACCAAAAGATAATGACTATAAAAATGAACATTGGAAAAATTTCAAAAAATTTTTGACTTTAAAAGATTTATTAATATTAAATAATAATGAAATATACAACAGATATATATCAATATTAACACAAAATAATTTTTATAAACAGAAAAATATTTCACAAATAGTTAATGAATTTTTAAATAGTGATTTATATGTTCAGAGAAATATTTTAATTAATTTATTAGTTAAATCAAACGATAACGAATATCAATATATGTCATATTTATTATACGATTTATTATCAAATGATAATCAATCTACAATCGATACCGTAGAACAAACTATGTTATATGATAGTTTACCTTGGCATTGCAAAGTTTATTTTAAAAATGCTATGAAAGAAACTATCAGCTATACTAATAAATTATGTAATTTTGATGAAACAAAAATTCCATTAGAACAACAAATTTGTTTAATGAAAGCAAGCAATAATATTAAAGAAAAAGCAATGGTTAAGTTAAAAGAAATTAAAGCTAAAAGTGAAGACACGGGTTCTAAAGCAAGACATTATTTAGATGGTTTATTAAAAATTCCTTTTGGAATATATAAAGAAGAATACATTTTATCAATAAAAAAAGAATTAAATTCACAATTTACCTTTTTATTAGAATTACCCATATTAAAAAATATAGAAAATTTTATAATTTATAAAAAAAATATTTATACTATAATAGAAATAAAAAATATAATAAAAAATATTAGTGAAAATATTCTTCCAGAAATATTAAAAAATATTAAAAATTATTATATTATTAATGTTAAAAAATTAAAAAAACCTGACATTGTAAAAATAAATACAAATATAAATAATTTTATAAATAATAATAATTACAAGCATGACAATTTAGTTATTGCTAATAAAAAAGTAGATTTTTTAGTTAATAATGTAAATAATTTTATAAATTCTTTAAAAGAAAAAGATGATCTACTTAATTATTTAAAAATATTACCTGAATATGCTAATGATTATAATAGTATTCAATTAATAGAAAAAAATATATTAGAAATTACAGCTAAAATAAATACTATTTCACAATATATGAAAGATGTTAAAGCAAATTTAGATTCATCAGTACATGGTCATGATAATGCAAAAGAACAAATAGAAACTATTATAGCTCAATGGATAAATGGCGAAAATTCCGGGTATTGTTTTGGTTTTGAAGGTCCACCGGGTGTGGGTAAATGTCTCGCTAAAGACACACCTATTATGCTCTCTAATGGAGAAATTAAAATGGTTCAAAATATAACTTTGGAAGATAAATTAATGGGCGATGATAGCACACCACGCAATGTATTAGCTTTGGGAACCGGAATAGAAAAAATGTATAAAATAGAACAAATAAAAGGAGATGATTACATAGTAAACGAAAGTCATATATTAAGTTTAAAGATGACAAAAGCAGGAAAAAAAGGAGATAAACATCAAATGATATTAGGAAGAAGATATTTTAAAAATGATATAGTAGATATTAGTATAAAAGATTATTTAAGTTTACCATTGTATTTAAAAGAATGTTTAAAAGGATATAAGGTAGCTTTAGATTTTGAAGAAAAAGAATTAGATTTTGAACCATATGCTCTAGGATATTGGTTAGGAGATGGTGATTCATCAACTTTAAGAATAATTACAATTGAAAAACCAATAGTAGATTATTTTAAAGAATATGCCTTCAATAATGGTTTACAAATTACACAGGGAAAAAATGAAAAAAGTATGATAACATATCATATAACAACTGGATATACAGGAGGGAGAAGTGATAAAAATAAACTATTAAATTATCTAAAAAACCATAACTTAATTAATAATAAGCATATTCCCGAAATATATAAATGCAATTCAAGAGAGAATAGATTAAAATTATTAGCTGGTTTAATTGACAGCGATGGTTATTATAATAACGTAAATAATTCATTAGAAATAACTCAAAAAAATAAGAAATTAGCAGATGATATTTTATTTTTAGTTCGCTCATTAGGATTTCGTGGAACAATGAAGGAATGCTCCAAATCTTGTATATATAAAGGCGAAAAGAAAACAGGACAATATCAAAGAATTATTATAACCGGTAGTGGTCGTGAAGAAATACCTGTATTATTAGAGAGAAAACAAGTAAAAGAACATAAACAAATAAAGGATGGATTAAATACAGGAATAAAAATAGTTCCTTTAGAAGAGGATAAATATTATGGATTTCAAATAGATGGTAATTCTAGATTTTTGTTAGGTGATTTTACCGTAACTCATAATACTTCGTTAGCTAAAAAAGGTATCTCAAAATGTTTACAAGATCAAGATGGTAAATCTAGACCATTTTCATTTATAGCAATTGGGGGCTCATCAAATGGTAGCACTTTAGAAGGACACAATTATACATATGTTGGTTCTACATGGGGAAAAATTGTAGATGTCTTGATGGAAAATAAATGTATGAATCCAATAATTTTTATTGATGAATTAGATAAAATTAGTAAAACTGAACATGGTAGAGAAATAATTGGTATTTTAACTCATCTAATCGATTCTACCCAAAATGATTCTTTTCAAGATAAATATTTTAATGGTGTAGATTTAGACTTGTCAAAAGTATTATTTATTTTTTCATACAATGATGTTGACGCTATTGATAAGATTCTTTTAGATAGAATCCATAGAATCAAATTTAAACATCTCTCTCTAGAAGAAAAAATAACTATTACAAAAAATTTTATATTACCTGAACTATATAAAAAGGTTGGTTTTGAAAATGTTATTTTCTTTGATGATGATGTATTGATTAACATAATAAATAATTATACTTATGAACCAGGTGTTAGAAAATTAAAAGAAATATTATTTGAAATTATTGGAAAAATTAATTTGAAATTATTAAATAATAATTTTGGTGAAAATACAAGTTTTCCAATAAATATTACATATGAAATGGTTAAAAATGATTATTTAAAAAATAGACATGAAATTAATATTAAAAATATTATTTCTGAATCAGATTTTGGTATAATTAATGGTCTATGGGCAAATTCGTTGGGTCAAGGAGGTTTATTGTATATAGAAGTAAAAAAAATAATATCTTCTTCTTTACTAGAACTTAAATTAACAGGTATGCAAGGTGATGTAATGAAAGAGAGTATGAATGTAGCTAAAACAGTTGCTATAGAAAAATATATGAATTCATGTAAAATTGATAAAATTGTTGAAGAATATAAAAATATTGGTCTTCATATTCATGTTCCAGAAGGAGCAACACCAAAAGATGGACCGTCCGCGGGAGCAGCTATTGCTACCGCTATTTATAGTATTTTAATGAATAAAAAAATAAATAATTTTTTTGCTTTAACCGGTGAAATATCATTACAAGGATTTGTAACAGAAATAGGAGGTTTAGATTTAAAAATATTAGGCGGAATAAAATCAGGAGCTAAAAAATTTATATACCCAAAAGGAAATACAAAAGATTTTAATGAATTTTATGAAAAATATAAAGAGAAGGAAATTTTGAAAGATATCGAATTTTATAGTGTTGAAAAAATAGATGAGGTTTTCAAATTGATTTTAATTGATTAATATATATTATAATATTTATATATATTAATATGATTTCTGGACCTTATAATTTATTGATGTTATTTGGAGGTTTTGCTCCATTATTTTTAATATTATTTGTTATTTTAGCGAGCGCTTTTAATGGAACAATTCAAAATGGACTAATATATTTTTCAGGTATAATAGTTATATCTTTTTTAGCTTTTTTAATAAGTAAAATGATGGATAATTATAATATCGTAGAATCGAAAATGGCGAGTTTAAGTTGTAATATACTTGCCGCCGGTCAAAAATGGACAACCCCGAATTTAGATTCTACAGTGTTAGCATTTACCTTTATCTACTTGTTATCACCAATGTTAGCAAATAACCAACTGAACATAGAAGTATTGGTTACTATTGCTATATTATTTGCTGCTAATATTCTATTTCAGTTGAAAAATAATTGCTTAGGAAATAGTTATATGTTTGCTATTGTAGTGGGGCTATTACTTGGGTCTATCGGCGGATTTTTATGGTTTTTAATGTTATTTTTTACAAAAAAAGATTTACTATTTTTTAACGAATTATTATCAAATAATGTTGTATGCAATAGACCATCTAAACAAAGATTTCGGTGTAATGTATATAAAAATGGTCAATTAATAAGTAGTAATTTTTCTCAATAATCGATATAAGGTTTTAATTTTATAAAGTCGTCTAATAATTTCTTTAAAAAAATTTTTCTTTTAAAAGAATCGGCTAGCATTTTTTCATTATAAACGATACTATTATAAACCTTAAAAAATGTAATAATTATTATATTTAATTTAGCTGTTGAGTATTGTTTTTCTACTTCTTCAATATTTTTTGTAGGTTTTTTTAATTTTTGATTAACAATATTATGAAACTCACAAAGAAATGTAATTAATTGTTTTTTACTAGATATATTATGTATATTTGACATTTTTAAAAGTTTATTAGCGTGCACTCTACAGTCTGGACATGGCAAATTATCGCATATATTAAAAATTATTTTAATTAATAATTCTTTACAATTCAAAAAGTCATCTCCTCTAACTTTTTGCGCCAAACTATGCATTAATATCCATGAAATATTACCCCAATCTTTTTTAGACATTTAAATATAATATAAAGAATATTATATTATATTAAATAATGAATTACGAAATAGAAGATAACTTAAATTTTTACACTTTACTAAATAGTTCCAATAAAGATTTAGAAAATGATATTTTAAACAATAATTTATGTTTAATATCATATGAAAAAATAACAGATAATAGCATTACCTTAGATTGCAAACATAGTTTTAATTATTTTCCATTATATCAAGAAATTTATAATCAAAAAAGAAATTTTAACAAGTATTTTGATATAAACAAATTAAAGATTAATGAATTTAAATGTCCATATTGTAGAAATATCAATGATAAATTAATACCATACATACCTTATAAAAATGTTAAAAAAATTTCCGGTGTTAATTATCCTGAAAATTTATGTATTAAAAATAAACATACTTGTTCTTGGGTATTTAAAAGTGGAAAAAATAAAGGATGTATTTGCAATGCAAATTCTTATATTTTTGAAGGGAATAATTATTGTTATACTCATCATAATAAAATAAATAAAGCTAAAGAAAAAAAACTATATAATTCAATAGAAGATACCTGGGATATTAAATATGATAATTATATTAAAAAATATAAGGTAGATGAATTAAAGAAAATTTTGAGAGAAAATAAGCTTTTAATTAGTGGTAATAAAAAAGAATTAATTATTAGAATAATAAATAATAATATAACTTTATAAAATTATATGTAAAGCTATATAATTTAAAATAAATAATGTTAAATAGAAAAATATATCTTTTATTTAAATGAATACGAAAGAAGAGCTTGTTGAAAATATTAAAAGATGGGTAGGTTATGATACTGAGATAAAAAATTTACAAAAATCTATAAAAGAAATAAGACAGAAAAAAAAAGAATTAACTGAAAGTTTAATAGTTGTCATGAAAAACCATGAAATAGATTGTTTTGATATAAATGATGGTAAATTACTTTATACAAAAAATAAGGTTAAAACGCCTCTTAATAAAAATAATTTAATAATTGCTTTAAATAAATATTTTAAAAACGAAAGTGTAAATGTTGAAGATGTTACAAATTTTATTTTAGATAATAGAGAAATAAAAATAAAGGAAAATTTAAAAAAAAAATAGCTATTAATATAATATTATAAATATATATATATGAATTATTTCTTACGTATATTATTGTCTATATTTTTTATAATTTTATTAGTCAATATATTACCAATGATTTTTAATTTTTTAGATATTAAATTATCTAGTTATAGTCTTTACATGTTTTGGATAATAGCATTAGTTATATTATCTATATTTTTACCATTTCAAAAAAAAAATATTTTAACTATGAATCTTTAAATTATTTTCATTTAATAAATATAAAATTGAACTAAATATATATTTATTAAATAATTTAAATAATGGAGCGGCGTGTAGGAAAGAAATTAGATAATCATTTTACTGATTTTAAAAATGATATAAAAAATTGGTTTCAAGAAAACAGCTGTGAGATTATAGGTGATTCTAATAAAAGTGCGTTTTTACAATATATTTTTGATTATGATAATGTTTCTTTAAGTAAAGAAGATTTTCAAAAGAGAAAACGTATTAAAAATATTGTTCCACAGTATGATAGATGTTGCGCATATAGAGCTAATAATGAACAATGCACTCGTAGAAAGAAAGATGGATCAAAATATTGCGGAACACATATTAAAGGAACGCCACATGGAATTGTCTCTTCAACAGATGTAACCGATGTTAAAATTAAAAAAAAACAAATCTGGGCAGAAGAAATTAAGGGCATTTGTTATTATATCGACGATTCCAATAATGTATATGATTATGAAGATATCATTAAAAATAAAGATAATCCTAAAATTATTGCCAAATATATTCTTGATTTTGAAGGAAAATATTCAATTCCAAAATATGGAATTTAAATATATAAATATAAATTAAATATTTATATATGAACGATAATAATTTTTTACTTGAAATACTTGAAAAACTAAATATAAATTGTTGTTATGAAGAGTTAGATGGGTTAATATTTGAAAGAACATTACTACTTAATAATGAGCTATATAAAAAACTATATGAAGAAATACCAAAAATAAAAACAATTCTTTGTTCGTCAAAATATAATAGCGTTCATAGTGTGGCTGAAGAAAAACAAAAATGGCCACTTATTAATCTAATTAGGCAATTATTAAAACAATATAATTTTACTTTAATACCAAAACGTATAAGCGATGGATATTCTCAAGACGGTAAAAAGAAATATAAAAGATTATTTATAATAAATAAAAACAAATAAAATTTATATATTTATTAATATATATTAATGTTTCTAATACTTATGTTATTGTCTACTTATTATTATTGTTATGTTTTATCTTATTCTATTTATAATAATTTTCTTATAAAAAACAATAATAACATCTATAATTATAATTTACATAGATTAAACTGTAGAAACGCTGCTCAAAAACCTGCTTTTTTTCAAAAACATATTGATATAAAAAAAAATATCGATCAGCGAATATCTTTTTTTAATTTTTATAATATTAATATTCATATAGGTGAGCGATTTACTAGTTATAATTTTGATCCAAATCTAATTATAAATCGTAAAACAGATGTTTACATACATATTGAAAAATTATATACTAGATTACCGATATATCATATAGGCGTCTCATTTTTCAATGGTTATAGAACAGTAAGATATGATTATACAGCTTTTAATGAAAATGGTAGTTATATAACATCTGACAAAAAAGAAAATGATACCTTTAAAAATAATATTATTCATAGTAAAACTATATATTGGTGTCAAATAGATCTCCCTCTTAATTATATTGATAAATGTGAAAGAGAAATAGTTAACACATATCCTAAATATAAATTAGGAATTAATGATTGTAGGCATTATGCTAGACGATTAACATTAAAAACTACAGGAATCCCTACGCCTATTTGGAAATTATATAAAATATGGGATTCTATATAATAATTTATCTAAACGTTATATTTATTTGTTTACCTGTTGTATTTGTTGTATTATTTTGTGTAATTTCTTTATTGCCTGTTTTTAAATCTGTTATAACTGTTTTTTTACTAGTATTACCATTTGATTGTTCTATAATAGTCTCTATTTTTTTTCCATTTATAATTTGTATTTGACTGCTTCTAGAAACATAATTATTATTTCCTATATTTGCACCTTGTGTATTAATATTAAATGTTGAAAACATATTATTAATGTTATTTATATTTATTCCCATCTCTCCCCTGAAAATATTTTTAAATATA